TGATGTTACTAGGCGCACAGCCCTCGGCAATGTCAATGCCATCAATATCGGTGTTGTTGCCTGGAGTTGAGGAAAACTCAGAGATCTTTGTCTTTGCCATGTTTACTCCGCTAAGAGCGACGGTGTTGCATACGCGCCTGCTGTGTACGCCCCAGCACTTCTCGCACCTACTGCTGCGCCCCCCGTGATCTGATTAACCCTACGTTGTAACTCTGCCATCATGCTATCGTCTTGCAACGCCCTTCTAACAAGGTTCGGATCTGTTTGCACAAGAATCTTGGCGACCTGCTCACGCTCTGTTTCTGAAAGATTCTGTGTTTTGCTACTTAGGATTTTACGGGTTACGTTCAATAAAGCGAAGGGATCTCCACCCATAGCAGAAACCATCTCTTGGGCAGACACGTTAGAACCAACCTTTTGAGCTTGTAACAAGCTAGGAGCGGTCTGAGACCCGCCAAGAACCGAGGTTGCGGTTTTTTGAGATTGAGACGCAAGATCAATTTTCTTCATCAAGTCAGAAAGCGAGTCTTGCGGATACACAGACCTTAAGATTTTTGCTTCTTTGCTCTCAGGGTCTGCAAGTGTGTTCATCAAAGACTTTCGCTGGCCCGTAGTGAACTTGTTTCGGAATGAGTCCATAACGCCAGAGCGATATGCCTGTAATTGCTGTGCGTTTAACCCCTGAACTTCAAGATCAACCTGGTCTGCACTTTTCGTGAGAGCCTTTCTTCCTTCACCAAACGCTTCTCTTGCCTGACGCAATGCAGCAGCACCTGCCCTGGCCTTAGCCAATGGTTGAGACGCTGCGTCCAATGCCGTTTTGATGTTTAGCTCAAGGTTTTTAAGAATCTCTCCATAAGAGCCCTGTCCTGCTCGATAGGCTTGATCTGCCTCGTCGCGCAAAGCCCTTCTTGCAATCTCGAAATCTTCAAGTGTTGCGCCTTTATCAAACTTTACATTGCCATCAACAACCTCAAAAAAGTTTTTCTTACCTGTTTCTGCTCGGTAATTGCGGTTGATGTTTTCAACTACATTAGGAACTTTTTTGATTGCATCGCCAAAGGCTAGCGTTAGCTCAGGAGAAATAATCCCGCCTTGTTCAAAGGCTTGTTTGTACGCCTGACGCTCTGCTGCTCTTGCAGCGTCATCAGTCATCTTCATAGAGCGAAGCACGCTCTTATTAACGCCAGGTGTTAAGCCTGCCTGCATCATGCTTTGAGCAGACTTTCTAAACGCTTCAGGTCGGACCGTTAATGCCTCCCTAATGATGTTGGAAGCAGAACCTCCTTGCGAGTACAGAGCGCGGACCGCTGTTCTCAGCGTCTCGTTTTCTGCCATGATCTCGCCCTTAGCAATACGATCAACGATCTCATCCGTTGTCATGCCGCTAGTGCTTGCAAGCCTCTGGATTTCTGTCTCAACAGCCTTGCTTCCTCGGCCACCTATGTTGCGCCTAGCCCAATCGACAACCTTGTCGGCAGTAAAACCAAGAGCCTCCATGCCCTTCTGAGCAATCGGACCGAGCGCAGCACCTGTAACCGCTCCAGTAACCGCGCCTGCACCACGCTCTTGCATCCCACCTTCAGCAGACGCAAACCCAGTGATGCCACCTTGAGCCCCACTAAGCGCAGCAGCGCGTCCTAGCGTCATTGGGATAGATGCACCTCCGGTAAGCGGAGCGGTTAGTAAACCCATGCCCGCTGCGCCCATCAATTCAGCGCCAGTTGATTCAACGGGTTGTGCTTGTTGGTAAGCCTTGATCTTTGTGCGGATCTCGCTAAGAACCTCGTCGTACGGCCTTCCCGTCCATCGAGAAACAATCGCAGCCTCAGCCTCGTCGGACGCACCCATCGTAAAACCTTGAGCGGCAGCGCGAAGTCTTTGCGTAGGAGGCTCCTTTTGAGCCTGCATCAGTGCCGCTTGATACGCTTGCTCGTCCGTAAGTTCTTGCTCGGACTCTACGCGAAACCGACCTTGGCCTGGAATCTCGACGCTGTAAGTTTTCATTAGCGTTCCCTAGTAACTCTTACGCCTGGAGGTAAGGCACTCGGCTTTTTCTTTTCCTGTTGCGGCTCCGGTTTAATTGCCGATAAGTCAAACGGAGAAATTTTTCTTCCAGGAAGCGCTCTACCACCCTCGTATTCTTCCAGCGACGATCTAATGCTATTGAAGTCATCAATGACCTGATTGTTTCGCTTGATGAGCATCTCAGCAATTCTTGCTCGGCTATTCGGATCATCAATGATCTTTGGGAATGAGTCATAAAGAATTGCCGATTCTTCTTTGGAGAACCCTTTAGCACCGCCCATAGCGCCCATAAAGTCAAGTACAAGCTGGTTGGCAGTCGCTTGTGATGTTCTTGTATTGGCTAGCTTTTCTGCATCAACTTGCACACCAAATGACTGCAAGAACTGAGCCGCCGCAACTTGACCAGGAGCAAGCAGTCCCGTGTACATCTTTTGGTTTTTGTTTTCAATAATTGACGCAAGACGCTGGTTTGTTTGGTCGGCGGTAACGGCTTGTGCGAGTCGTTCTGGGTATTGTTTGCCAAACTCTTCCAAAGCCTTGCTTGTTGATTTCTCTCCAGGCAAAACAACTTTTGTTGATGAAGCACTGGCTTTTTTAGATTCTAAAGTACCGCTTTTCCAAACGTCTTGCCTTTGCGTTGGACTTAGTTTTGAGGCATCAGCGGTTCCGTATTCGCTTAAAGCATAATTTGCTGCTTCGCCAGTGAATTTCCCGCCAGCATCCATGACCTTTACTAAAGACGGTGTTTTTGCATTTTTGTCATACGCAAAAATACCTTGGTCTGTTGACATATACCCCATCTCGGAACTTTGTGGGACAGTATGCAAAACCTGACCAGTTACTTCGTCCATGATTACATCGCCAGGCTTGTAAACCTTTGTTTGTGGCTTAGTAAAAGATTGAATCTGTTGGCCTAGCGGGATGGCAACCGTTGGCGATACACCGGCAGCGGTTGCTCTCTGTAAAAACTGCTGAGGATCAAATCGAGCTGGCCCCGTAGCGACCGAAGGAGTACGCATTTCCATCCGCTCAAGATCCGTAAACTCTCTTTGAGGAGCAACCATAGCGCCCTGAATAAGACCAGGCAATGCTTGCTCGGCTCTTTGTTTCTTTGCCATCTCGCCAAGCTGGAGCGCAGTCATCCTGTCCTGCACCGCTTGCTGCATAGCACCACGATAGGCTTGCTGTCCTGCTTGTAGTCCTTGCGCCACAAGTTCGCCTGTAGACCTACGAACAGGACTTCTTCCTGATCCAGCAAGTAGCGTAAGACCAAGGTTTAGCAATCCCTGATCTTGTGCCTGCTGCCTAAGTTTTTCCTGATCTTCTGCGCCTAACAAGCCTCCCATGTAGGAAGGCATTTCACCAAATACACCGCTAAGGAAGTTGCTAGTTGACACGATTACCTCCCAAGCAAACCAACGAGACCACCCAATGCTGCACCAGCAGTTGTTCCGAGCACCGGAACCGTGCTTCCAAGTTTAGATCCTGCTAAAGCACCACCGAGCATCCCCGCAAGTGGATTGGAGTAAGTCGGCTGAATTGTTTGTTGGCCCATTGGCGCACCGTAAGCACCAGACAAGAAAGACTGAAGTGCCGTGTAAGGTGCTTGCTGCTGGAAGTTAAAGCGTTGTATTGCATCCTGAAGTGCTGCCTGTTGGTAGCCTTCTGTCGCCTGCCCAACCTGCGCTAGCTGTCCTATGTCCGTGTAGTCCTGTGCGGCCAAACCTGGAGCAGCACCGATAGCTGCTTGCTGTCTGGCCCTCTCTGCTTCGTAGAGATCTAGTCCCATGCCTAGTGCTTGTTGTTGCCTACCTCTCTCAGCCTCGTAACCAGAGTAACCCAACTGTGCAGCCTGCCCTGCAAGAGCGTTAGCAAGTGCGCCTTGCGCGCGTTGCTCTTGACTCATTAATGCTTCGTTAGTTCCGTATCGCCCCGCCTGAGAGGCGCGAGACCGCATCTGGTTGATAGCGTCTTGGTACTGAGTCGTTGCTGCTTGGAACCCAGGCTGTAGTGCTGCCGTGTAGTACGGATTCTGTCCGAGATAACCACCTGCAACTGTGTTAGCTAAGACGGGACTTGTCGCACCCGCCAATGTCTCAGCACGAGAACCACCGAGCGTCGTTGCTAACTGCTGTTGCGCCAAAGGAACAAGCGGGTTTCCTTGCATAGCCCTTGTCTGCATCGCAGAAAGCGCAGCCTGCGTCTGCTGAGACGGGCCTACATAGGTCTGGCCTGTGAAAAACTCAGGAGCACCTTGCTGATAGAGTCTTTGCGCCTCGCTTAGTCCGTACTGGACATAAGGACGCATTGTCGGGTCAAGTTCGGTTCTCGTAACCGTGTTTGTCGTACCGCCAGCCATGTTAAACCTCTCTCACCCACTTACGGGGTCTAAAACCTAACGCCTTAGCCTTGCGATCCCAGCCTTTACGCCATGAATCAAAGCTGATAGTTTTCGCGCCGCCACTTCTCGCAATGCCGAGAACATGATCCAAGCCTGCACGAGTATCTCCCTTGCCATAAGCGCACCAAACGTGCAAATTATCGCCGATAGGCTGCAAAACAACAAAGCCCACAACAGAGTTATCCTCAACAAACACCCAAAGAAGTGATCTTCCCGTAAAGCAGTCCGAGTAAATGTCCTCAGGTATCCACGATTCTGGGCTTTTCTTAAGGATGACTTCCAACCCTGGCTTGATGTACTGCCAGACATTTCTTAGCTCGTCTTGTTTGATGTATTGAACATTCATCCGACCACCACATAGCCGTATGTCATATCAGACGTTGAATTAGGATAGTGCGTAACAGTCGCAGAACCGTTTGTTACGCTTGAAACGTAAATTAAAGGCCCATCAGAGATGTGTTGCATCGTCAAAATAACCGACGGTGTAGCTGGTCTTGTCGGGCTTGACTGCGTACCTATGTACTCAATCCTTACTTGTGTGCTTGTTGCGGCCCAGACAAGTTCAACATAGTCATTAGCCGCAAGATCAACAAAAAGGTTAAGCGCAGCAATCAAGTGCCCGTCTGTTCCACCGTGAGAATTAGGAATCGAGAACTGAGAATTGGAGTTAGTAAGGTCAGTTCCGTTTTTTCTCAGCCACAAGTCAGCGTCTTGGATCTGCGTGTCAGCATTTGCAAACTGCACAGAAAACTGAAGGTTGTACTTACCCGCCGCCCTTACGTTGATCCGACTTGAGTTAGAAAGGTAAACGTTGTTCGTTAAATCCGTGTTGGAAAACGTGACTGGATAGGACGCTGTCGTGCTTGCAGCCGTTTGGTCGTTAACGTCGAAAAACGAGCCGTAGGGCAATCCACTCACATAGGCATTAGCAGAGTAGGGTATGAGAATAATCTTGCTTTCTACCCCTATCCTCGCGTCTGTGATCGTGGTTGTAGTGGCGTTTCCTGTGGCTAGCGTTACCGTTCCGGTGTTGTTCGTCTTGCCGTCCATGATATTGCGGACAATCTCAGCAACGGCTCGCTGATCGCCACCAAACGGAGGTAGCGTCCTGAAGATCATCGCATACCCTGTGGCACAACCGTCACATCCAAACCAACCGCAGAAGTCCAAACGCCAGAAGGAATGACGTTCAAACGATGGTAGGTTCCTGCCGAGCGTAGACCTATCCTGTTGTCAGAGTTCGAGGCGTATGTGGAACCCGTGAAGTCTGTTTGTTGGTTCAAACGCTTTCTGGAGTTGATCTGTACTGAACAAGAACCGCTGTCAATGACAGGTCTTACCAAGGTGACAACCGAAGGCATGTCATTCATGGAAAGGTCAGGGGTAATAATGCTGGCCGTTAAGTTTGACCCTGAGAAAGCTGCGATCTTCGTGCCTATGGTTCCTGTAAGAAGGTTAGACGTAACCGTATACCCAAAAGAGTCTAGGCTTGCAGGTAGCGTATCAATGCTCCCGTATGCGTCCAGTTGCTCTAACGTGAGACCAGACGAGGAAGATGTCGTGATCGCCGTTGAAGATGCAATCGAATCTAACGTAACCTCAGCATGAGACCACTTAGAAAGATTGAAGTTGTAAATAAGCAAAGCAGTCGTTTGGTCTACCGTCTTAAACGCCCATATCACAAGGTTTTTAAGAGGGTCTACAGCAGCAGACATCGTTGACAACTGCGAGATGTCTACCGTATTGAAGAACCAACGATCAATCTTCTCAACAGAAATAGACTGCACAGTCTGCCCGTTGCAGACATAAAACCCATCATCAGACAAAAAGAAGCTCGACCCTGCGTACTGAACGACAGACCCAGCCTCCATGCACCCTAAACCACGCGAGATCGTGTCAAACTGAAACACAAGAGGGCTTCCAACGTAGGACATACGGACAACCGCACGATCCATAAACACGAGCCCAAACTCACCGCCCGTTAAACCCTTGACATGCCCGCCGTCTGGGATGTCCTGATAGTCTGCCTGTGTTGTAGCGGAAGGTGTCCAACTTGTCTCATCACCCAACGCGCACCACTCGACTCTATTAGGGTAGACCGTTGTTCCGTTGTTAAAGCCAGCAACAACAAAGTCTCTGACCGTCGTTACATACCTTGACTTAGGCGCAGCAGCACCAAGGTCTGCAAAGGCTGTGGATGTGCCTAATAACCATCCCTGAAGCCTGTCGCCGCCATTAGCGGCAATAAGCCGGTTACCAAACTGAGCGAAACGCCATTTCTGATCCGAAGGGGTTGTATAACCTCCAGCCTTAGAAACGTCCGTTAGGTTCCTGTTTGTTCCTAGCTTGAATAGTTTCGTCTCGCCGCCCGCAAAGACCGTGTTTGACTCATCCGTAGAAGTCGCAGACACAACCTGATTAAGCGACTCTGAAGCCGCATTGCTCCATTCACTAGGCGCAGATAAAGGGCCATAACCTACCTGTTGAGGAATAACGTTCAACGCCTCAACCAGCGCACCCGCTACCCCTGGTTGATCCGGCAACCACTCACCAAAGTTGACTCTCATCGTTTAGCCAACGTCATCGTTAAAGGCACACCCGAATACTGACCTTCCTCGTCTGAACGCGTAAGGGCAGCAATAGCGCGATCATAAAGCGCACCCCAGGTCTGTAGCCTGGGATCATTCATAAGGTAAGGTTCAGCCTCGCCTAACGCCCCGTAGAGGAGTGCATCCGGACAGGTCGTAAGCCAGAGATTTGACGTGTTTGACGTAGATAAAAACGCAGGGGCCGCGTAGTAGAGGATCTTGATGTCGTAATTGCTGTCAGGAATTGGGGCAAATTGAATCGTAGACCCAAGGATGGTGTAGAAAGCTGGTACACCACTTTGGTTCGTCCTACCGTTCCGAATGAAGATGGACGGCGTTGCGAACGTAATAGGGAAGTCGGGGTCAGAGTCAACGTACACATCCCTTGCTTGCAGGAAGTCACTAGGGAGGTTAATTGTCGAGACTCCACCGGTCGCCGTAACCGATGTTTGCGTAAGCATTTGCCGCAAGCGTAGATCTCTACGGAGTCGAATCTCTGCGAGTTGGATGAAGTCAGGGATCGCGGAAGTAAGATCATCTCGTGAGAGATAATTAGCTATCGTTGTCTGTAGATTGGCGTAACTGTTTAGGGCCATATTCGACGTCGCTCCACCGGTATTCGTGCGTCCCGATGTGTCCTATTTCGAGGCTCAATTCGTGATCCACGAAAGTCTTTATCCCGTGATCTAGGGCTTTCACGCAAAAATGCACATCTTCGCCAATTAGACCACCCGCCCCCCATACTACATCAAACCATGGTTGTGGCATAGTCTCAAACACAGACTTATGGGTTAGCACAACCCCAAAACCTACAGCAGTCACCTCTTCGATACCCTTCTTGCCTCGACTCTCAATCTTCTCAAAGATCTCTTTATCTTGGTGGAAGTTAATCGCCGTCGGCAAAACTGGTTTACGTCTCGTGACTGCATTAACCCCGACAATCTTTTGCCCGTGTGCTAACAGTCGTTCTAACGTGTTCTTTGGGAACCTCATGTCCGAGTCCACCCAAAGGATGTACTCAGCACCGTCAGCTAAGGCTTCTTTGGCTAGCGACTCTCTCTGACTGAATATGAGAGTGCCTGGTGCGGTGTACAAGAGGAACGAACCTCCTGTTAACGCGCACCTATTAGCCCCATCGTATGCAGCCAGACGAGCCATATCAAAGGATGTCCCCGTCATCATCGTGTCCCTACACGGAACACAAAGAGCTATCTTCATACTTTTCCTGGACGAGTTCTGAAGTGTCTGTTTTCGGGGTCGTTCATCCACGCCCTGAATTTCTTCTCGTCTGCGATAGCAAAGCCTCGCATGATCCCCTGTTTGTTTAGATCGTCAATCACCGCATAAGGTAGTTGAGCGTAACGTGTCCACTCACCCCATCGCTCGCGCTCGTCCGTGGCGTTATAGAGTGCCTTGTTTTGCTCGACAATAGCCGTAATGTCCTGAGTCCTCTCAAAGACATACTTATCGTCTGCAACGTGAAATTTAGTTTTGAGCATAAAAAAAGGGAGGTTGTTACGCCTCCCTCTTTTTTACCACAGTTTTTGTTACGCTGTCTTGAGGTCAGCCAAGATACCGTGAGCAGCCTCGTTACGCATCTCCATCGTGAACTCAGCAAGGATCTGAGTTTTCTCCGAGTCACCAGTTTTGGCAAGCTCGTTGGTCTGGAAAGGACGCAGATAACCAATCGCTGCATACTCGGGGTCAAGGATGAACGCATCACGGCTACGCACGAAACGATCTGGAACGACAGAGATCGAGCCGAAGTCGCTCAGGTACACATCTGCTGCGCCGATGATGGTCGTCGGTGCGTCAGAAGGAGCCATGTAGCGCTGTGCTGCGATACCAGCAAAGGCCGAAACGGTCTGCTTGAGTGCAGGGCCAACCACGAGGATCTTGGGGCTACCGCCAGAGGTGTAAACCTGCTGAACGCCATCCTTGAGGATTGCCTCGGTAAAAGTACGAGTCGTGCCGTCCGAGCGAGTGCTCACACCGATTGTGGTGGGGTTAGCACCGTCGGTCGTGTTGTAGTTCGAGTTAGTCTTGAGCCAAGACAAAAGCGAACCCAACTTGCGAGCCGTGGACGAGTTGCCAGCACTGCGACCTTGGTTAGCAGCAAGAATGGTCTCTTGGTCACGCTTGAGTTCTTGCGAAGCCTTCGAGAGTTGATAAGCCTTCTCTGCGCGGCGACCTGCAAGATCAACGGCCATCATCGTGCCTGACACCTGGATCGTCTTAGCAACAATCTGTGTGTAGTTACCGAGACGA